AGAAGACCACGACCCCGCTGCGACCCATGAACGAGGCGACCCCCTGGTGGACGTGGGTCGAGTCCACGGTCATCCCGACGCTGCCCGATGAGCTGGCCGCTCCGGTGGCCGCCACCGGCTTGATGTGCGAAGAGTTGGTATCGATGATCGGCTGGGCCACGAGCCGTTGCTCGGCGTGATCGATCCGCTGGGTGAGCGTGGTGAACGTCAGGCTGTACGACTGGCTGTAGAGGGGGTTGGTGACCGAGGTGCCCGTGCCGGCGCCGATGGTGGCCTCGATCGAAGCGATGGCGTTGACCCAAGAGTTGGCGTAGGCCGCCAGGATGTACTCGACGTTGTCGACATAGGGGGGAGGCCCCGGGAAGACATCAGGAGAAGCGGGGAAGGTGGAAGACACGGCTCTCCTTAGGATCCGATCAGTCCGCCGGTTACGGTCACGTAAAGGGGCGTCGGGGTCTGGGAGATCCCGATGAGCTGCTGGGCCCCCGTCCCCACGATGGGGATCTCGTTGTCCAACGTCAGGCAGTCGTCCGGCCCCGAGAGGTCAGCCACGGTCGAGCCGATGGCGTACAGGGCTCCGGCCACCGAAGGCGTCCCGGAGGTGAGGATGGGGATGGTCGTGGACCCCGCCACCACGTTGGAGAGCACGATGAGCGGTTGCATATGAGGGGTGGCGTCGGTGCTGGCGATTTGCAGCACGTCGTTCGCCTCGATGTCATGCGGGAGCGGGGTCACCAGGAGCTGGGTGATGGTGGTCCCGTTGGGGATCGGGGAGGTGAGGGTGACCAGTATTTCCCGGTGCAGGTTGGTGATGACGGCCCAGTTCACCCCGGGCAGGGCGAGCACCACCTGGTAGATGACCCCGAGGGTCACCCGGTAGCCAAATCCGGTGTTGGTCATGGCCAGCAGGTTGGCGAGCGCCGCCACCACCACGGCCTGTACCTCGCTGTTGGAGTAGTTGGCGTAGGCGTGGACCTGAATGGCGATTTCGATGCCGACGTAGGTGGGTCCGAGCACGGTGATGGTGGTCCCGGCCAAGGCCAGCGGGGTCAGGTAGTTCAAGACAGCGTTGATGAGCGTCTGGGACGGCTGCACCGGAAAGAGCCCGGCCGGGCAGATGTACAGGTCCACCAGTTGATAGGTGACTATCACCGATGAGGCCCACTGCACCCCCGCCACTTGGACGGCCAGACTCTGAAAGTCGTCCACGGTGATGGCCCGGTAGAGCGAACGCAAAGAAGCCGGGGCGTTGACCCGGACCTGACCAACAGTCTCGGCCGTGGCCCCACCCGAGGCCGGAGCCGGATTGGTGACGCTGGAGAGCCCCATAACGGCCGACACCGGCTGGGTGATGGTGTTCGCCCCCACATCACCAGAGACGCCCACGTTGATCTGGTAGTTACAGGTGATGGTCGCCCCGAGGGGAGGGATGTACCCGTTGACCCCGTCGCCGAAGATCACGTAGAAGACGCCGTTTTGATCCACGAAGCTCGTGTAGGCCAAATCGAACTGCGCCGCCCCCAGCAGCGAGGTCATGTACGTCCACTGCTGGGGCCCGATCGACGGGTCTAGCTCCACAAAGACCGAGTAGCTGTAGGCGCTCACCGGACTGTTGGCCAACGGGTACGCCTGGTTGACCGTGCCGTCGGAAACGCCGATCAGCTCGTCGCTGAAGGCCACACCCTGAACAGCGCCGACGAGCGCTGTGCCCCCGGGGGCGATGGTGACGTCATCGGTGGTCAGGAACGGGATGGCCGGCTGGGCCGAAAGGGTCGAGGCGGGGGTCTCGAAGATCGTGCCGGCCGGAATGGTCACCGAGCCGCCGATGAGGCTGGAGCTGATGGTGATCTGCAGCTGGACCGAGGCGCCGATCGAGAGGCTCGGCGTGTAGTTGAGCATGGCGGCCAGGTTGAGGATCGACGTGGGCTGGGTGGCCGTCTGGATGAACGCTTCGCCAGCCAGCCGGTCGAGGTAGTAGCCGAGCAGGTCGACCGTGTAGGCGTAGAGCTGCAGGAGGACGATGCCGAAGTCCGAGGGGTTCTGGGACGTCCACTCGGGCAGATAGAAGGGGATCCGGGTGATCAGATCCTGCAGCACCGTCTCGTAATCCCGGGAGCTGTAATCGATGACCGGGATGGGCACGGTGTAGGGGACCGAGCCCAGCGAAGGCGACGTCGTGTACGTCGTCGTGGAGCCGCTGAAATAGGCGTATGTCGTGGGGGACGTCATCGGCCGATCACCTGGATGATGGTGCCACCGGTCGTCACCCGCATCCTGTTCAAGTCGCCGAAGGGCAGGATCTCGTAGGTGATGGTGACCCCCAGGATCCCGGTGCTCGGATCAGGGGAACCGACGATCACCCCGTCGACCCGCACCCGGGGCTCGGTTCTCTGCACGGCGTTCAAGATGTCCTGCGCCAACAGGGCGTTGTCGGCCGGGATCATGGGGCTGAAGAGGGCCGCCTCTAAGCGGGTGCCGTAGTTCGGCATCATGACCCGCTCACCGATGAGCGTGAGACAGATGGTCTCGATGTGCTGAGCGACGATCCTCTTGTAGTCACCGAGGTAGGCCACTCCCCCTGAAATCGAATCGATGCGAAATGGCACGGCGATCTCCACCCCGGTGGGCATGGCCGCCTGAATAGGGGTGACGACGGTCTCCGGCGAGCTCGGGCCGGCGGTGACGGTGAGCGTGAACGACCAGGTGCCGCTGTTGCCCGAGTTGTCGAACATCACCCCCGAGAGGAGGTAGGTGCCGATGGGCATCGCCCCGCCCGAGACGATCGCCCCACTGGGGTAGACCGTCAGCTCGGGCGACGTGGTCTCGGCCTGCCAGGTCACCACTCCCTGGGCGTTGCTCACGTTGAGCTGGTTGGTGTAGCTGGTGCTGGTGAGCACCGGGACGATGTCGGTCAGCGGAGGGGTCTGGTGGAGGGAAACCGGGACGAGTGTCATGGGCCCGTGCTCACGAGGGTGCATCGACAGCGAATGGCATACTGTCTCCTATTCGCCAGCGTATACAATAGTCAAAGTAGAGTTTGCAGTTACCATCGGTATTGATGACCCTCCAGTAGCAGCATAGATTCCATATCCGTAACCAGCAGTCATCGGTATTGTGTCAGTCAACAGTACGGTATACGCTCCAGCTCCGCCTACTGCTTCAGGATTTGCAAGTCGAGTAAAAGTGCCTCCTGTGTCTACTTGACCTACTGTTATATCAAGGAAGTCTGTGATAGCCGCATTAGCCCGAAGGAGTACAGTGATGGTGTAATAGGCGGTAAATGGAACGGCTATCCAGTTACCAAGTGATTGAGCCATTCCATGAAGTAAATAGATGGGCGTAGCAAAACCACGTGCACCAAATCCACCGGATATATTAACAGTTCCTGACATTGAACAGCGGCCCATAGGAACGTGAACACGAGATACAGTTGGATTCGGGTACGTCCCACTGAGGTCACCACCAGCAGTGCCATTCGGTGGAAGAGAACTGGGGGGTGTCACGGGCGCCCACTGGGTACCACTCCAGGCGAGAATCTGGTTGGTCGTCGGACCAGCGGATGACACGGCATGGCCCTGGAGACCATCCACCGTCGGATTCGGATACGCCCCGTTGAGATCACCACCAGCTGGACCGCTCGGTGGGCCCCCAGCACCAACGGTGGTCGCCACCCAGTGCGTGCCGTTGAACTGCAACAGCTGGCCCGTCGTCGGAACAGTCGAGGCCACGGCATGGCCCTGAAGACCATCCACCGTCGGATTGGGGTAGGTCCCGTTCAGGTCCCCGCCAGCGGGGCCGGTAGCCGTAGGGGACGTGGTGAGCGACCAGACGCCCATGAGGACGGGGTTGTTAGGGTCGCCGTTCTCGAAGGCGATCCAGACCCCGGCCCCGGGCGCCGGGATGACCGTGTCGGGCGAGCAGGGCCAGCACCAGTCGCTCTCGGTCTGGTCAGAGCCATAGACCGCCGGCACGATGGCCTTGATCCGGTTGAGGTTCTCCGGGTCGTTGATGTTGGTGCAGATCCCCCGGAAGAGACCGTAGAAGTGGCCGTCGTGGGCGCAGGCCGTCTGATAGCCGTCTATCACCCGGCTCATGCCGCCTGCCACTGCATCTGGATGAGCATGGGCTGAGCCGGGTTGGTGATCTGGGGGACGATCCGAACCGCCGGAGCGGTACCGAGGCTGTCCCGACCCAGGCACATGTCCACGGCGTACTGCTGGACCTCCAGCGAGTGGCAGGCCTTGGTGACGTACCACAGGCCGTTCTGCGAGCCGTTGGCGTTGACGATCTGCACGACAGAGCCCTGGGCGATGGCGGGGTTGCCCGCCGCATGGGCCTCGGCCGTCACGTAGAGCTGGTTGACCGCCCCTTCCCCGGCGTTCTGGGCGTTGAGCTCTTGCTGGTTCCGAGCGGCGAAATGGTTGATCTTGTTGAAGACAGGGTTCTCGGCCGAGAGCCCCATGATGCTCGGAGCCGGGCTACCCGGCACCTGGCTGTAGATCACCGTGGTGGTGCGGGGGTCGATCCCCGTAGCCTGCCGATTGGCCAGTCGGCCGCCGCCCGGTGAGGTGGCCCCGAGCACCGGGGTGAAGACCGGCATCCCGGCCGGGTCCGCTCGGTAGTCGTAGGCGGCCACGGTCCCAGTGAGGGCCCGGGGGTTGATCTTCCGGGGCCGGAAAACCAGCTGCACCCCGTTGCAGTAGAAGGTGTAGCCGATCATCTTGGCCAAATGGACACAGAACTGCCAATAGGTCTGCCCGGCCATCTGCAGCGAGGGCCAGACCGTCTGGTCGGGGACCACATCGATGTCGAAGCCGAACGCCTGGGCGATCTCGGTCACCACCTGAGAAGCGGTGCGATTGAACCAGCCTCGGGTCCCGACCTGCTTCATCGGCCACGAGGCCCCGACGCAGTAGACGTTGACCGAGTTGCGGTTGGTCAGGCCCTGGGTGGTCGACAGGACGTTGTTCACCCGCTCGGCGTGGTTCACATAGCCGTAGAAGTACCGGCGCACGTTGACGAAGCCGAAATCGAGGGTCACTGGCATGCCCGAGACGAACGAATCAGCGTCGACATCGGCGGCCCAGAAGTTGGCCACGGCGGTGTCGTGGCAGTACTCCTCCTGCTCGACGCACAGCGTGCTCGGGCTGGGCAAGGGGGGCCCGGTGATCCCGAAGAACTGAGCCGTGCAGGTCCAGATCACTGGACCAACGTCCCCTGTCCCATCACCGGAGTGATCGGGACCCTGATGACCGAACCGGCCGGGATGTTCGTGGGGTCGATGACCTCGGGATTGGCATCGAGGATGGACCACCACAGCCGGGGGTTCTGCAGGAGCATGGACGCCACCAGATCAGGACGATCCCCCTGCCTCCAAATATAAAGGCGGTAGGAGGTGTTGATCTTCGATGGCAACGTCCGCAGCACCGAAACCTCCACGTTCCCGGTCGAGGCGCTGTAGGACCGGCCAATGGAACCGCCAGCACCAGCGTTGTAGCGAGACTGTGGTGGGATCCGGCCGAGGGTCATGTTGCGGCCGAGTTGTTCCCGGATGCGGGGTTCGTAGATCCCGGCTTGTCGGCTGTCTGCTGGCTGTTCTTGGGCGCTGCCTGCTTCTTCTTCGCCGTCGCTATCGACGCCGGCACCCCGGCCACATCCTTGATCCAACTCGGGAGCGGGGGTGGTGTGCCCGCCGGCTGGTCCCCGGGTGAAATACCCGGCAGCTCAGAAGAGCTGGGATTTACCGACGGGCTCACATACGACAACTGCATCGACAGGTCAACCGAACAACGGGAAGGGATCATGTTGTGCCGGAAGGTGCCGTAGGTGATGTTGACTGAGGAGATGTATCCGGTGAAGCCCCACAGCTGGCCAGATCCGGTCATGCCAAACGCCACCTGCACCGGATAGCTCGATGGGTAGCCCTGCCCGGGGCTGAAGGTCCCCATGATGTTGTAGAGCGCAGCGACGTCCTTCAACACCCCCCGGTTGAAGTTGGGGTTCTGGTCATAGGCCATGTCGTAGGTGCGGTCGAACAGCAGTGTCCAGTTGATGAGCTGCGAGGTGGTCACGCTGGCCACCGAGGTGGGGAGGTCAGTACCACCAGCGTTACTTTGATCAGTGGTGTAGCCGGCAGTGTTGCTGGTGCCGTACAGATACTGCGCCGGCAACGATCCGGTGTTGATGGTGAACGTGGCCTGGATCTCGTTCGGGTTGAACAAGAAGTACAGGGAGTACGTGGTGTTCGCAGCCGCCTGGCCTGCACCTTTACCGGCCGAAAGGGGGCCTTGGCCCGGCACGTTGCGCAGGACCCCAATGCGCTGAACGGGCCAGACGCTGGTCGTGAAATCCCCGTAGGCATTGAGCGGCGACGGGGCGTTGACGGCCATGGGCGGGTTGTCCACGTTGCCGTCGTTGACTCCGTAACCAGCGGTCATACCGTTGGCCAACGAAAGCTGGCTGATGTCGAGTAGCCGGATGCTCGGGTTCTTGGGGTCGCCGCCCGGCAAGGTATCGATGTTCTTGTTGCCGAAAGCAGCGTTGCCAGCATTGACTGGGGTTGAAGATGCCATTATGTGGAGGCCACCGCTTTCATTTGAGCCTGTTTTTGGATTTGATCGATGACCATCTTCGCCAACCTCTGAGCGTCGGCCTGGGTGACCCCGACCACCTGGATCGGCATGTTGACCGTGATGCCCGAGCCCGAACCCTTCCGGGCCACCGAACCCGAAATCGTGGGAGACGGCGACAAATCCATGAACCCGTTCGTCGGGTCGCCGAGAGGGCCGAGCGTGTTGATGACGCCGGCAATCTTGCTACCCGGGAGGGGCGTGGAAACGGGTGTCCCGTACCCGCTTTCGCCGAAGTCTGGACCCCACTGCTGCCAGTTCGTCCCGTTGTGGCTGAAGGCCGCCATGGCCTTCGCCGCCACCTGAGGATCGAAGTCAGCTGTGCTGCCTTGGGCGATCCCCGAGTTGCCCGAGTTCAGCTGCCACAACCCGTAGTCGGTGGTGCCGTTGGTGTTGTGGTTGACCGCCGCCGTGTTGAACCCCGACTCGACCTTGGCCACCGCCGTGGCGACAGTGGCCGCCGATTTCGACAACCCAGCTCCGATGGCCAGCTGGTACACCTGCTGGGCCGACAGCGTGCCGCCCTTGGGAACGGTCGAGCCCGCACTGCTGCTGCCTCCTGAACCGCTGCTGTCGGCACCAGTGGTGCTAGTGCTGCTGCTCCCGGGGGTGGAGGCAGCGCTGGAACCACCGCCACCAACTGCTGGACCCAGGGACTCTCCCGCCAGCCATCCACCCCCGCTCATGGAGGAGATGAACGTGTTCTGCAGTCCAATGGGACTGGCCGAG